GGCGTGGACGCTGGCGAGGGCCGCGTGGGGTGCCTTGTTCTTCGCCTCGAGGGCGTCGATCTGCTTCTGGCAGGCAGCGGAGAGCGACTTCAGTTCTCCCGCGTCTTGACAGACCAGAATCCACGCGGAGACTTCGTTCGGATCGGTCATTTTTGCCTCGTTTTCGAGTTTAACGGGGTCAAACATTTGACCCCGCGCTGGTTTTACTTTTTGGCTGGCGAAACCGGAGTGACGACGGGGCCGAGACCGGGGACGGGAACCGGAGCCATCGGGTTTTTGACGGGTCCGGCCATGCCGGTCGCCGGGGCCGGGTTGGGGAGAACGATGGGCTTCCCAGGTTGGGAGGCGTCGATGTTCTTCCCGTGGGTGCCGAGGTCGGCGATGCGGTTGTCGATGGACGCCTTGATGACCTTGAGGTAGCCCGCGTCGGTGACGCTTGCCAGGTGATCGGCGATCTCGTCGTGGTTCGTCTGTGCCATGTCGTTCTCCGAGGGTTATTTATTCAAATGAGGAGGGCACTCGATGCCGTGATCCTCCATCAACTTTTGAAGCGCCGTGATGTGTTCGAGAATCTTGTCGCGCTGCCCGTTGACGAGGCTTTTTGTCTGGCTGGTGATTGCGGTGTTTTCGTCGAGCGATGCCTGCATTTTGTCGATCTTCTCCACAGCCTTTTCGGTCAACATCGTCCTGGCTGCAAGCGTCGATTTGACATCTTCGAGTTTTTTGTCTGTCTCGGTATTTACATGGTCGAGAACCGTTTTTACCGCTTCCGCCTTGATTGCTACTTCTTCGATGGCTTCCTTGACCGCTTTCGCCTTTTTGTCCGCCTGCTCCGAGGCAACGGCCAAGGCGGTTTTAACCGCCGCATCGCGAGCGGCGCGGTTTTTCTCTCGTAGGGAGTCGCGCCACTCCCTTGCGATCTGAGTCGCTACAACGACAAATCCCAGAAGAACCGCAAGAAGAGCATTCATGGCCGCATCTGTCTCGGCGAAAATCATCAGCGCTACTCCGTTATTTCGTCTGATACCCCGACTTGCCGGTCCCTCGGCACGCCGGACAAACCATCACCGCCGTTTCTGTGCCAGAAGCAGTCTTCTTGAGCAGTTCGACCTTGCCGTTGCCCTGACAGGTCCGGCAGGCGGCAGCCTTACCGGTGGTGGGCTGCATCATCGTCTCAAGTCCTCGCTTCGCGGGTGTCGATCGAGTCGTAGGTCCGCTTGTCGATCTTGGCCTTGGGAAGGAGTTTGCTGACAGCGGCGCGGATTTCGGTCTCGTTGCCGCACTGAGGCATGTCGCCGGAGACGACGCGGGCGAGACCCCCTCCGACCATCCGCATCATCCAGTACATCCAGGTTGCCACCCGGTTGTCGTCCATCTCCTCCTCGAGCATCTCGGGGCGGGCAACGATGTCCCGCCCGGCAGCCTCCATCGGGTTGACTTTTTTCCAGATCGCCGATGCCTTCTCGAGGGTCGCCTGATGCTGGGGCTGCGACAGCGGGTCGTGGATCAACCCGGTGCCCGCCCGGAAGTCTAACCGGACGCGGACCCCCGGAATCGCTGGCATGTTCATGATGCCCCGCAGCGACGAAGCATCGCCTGCGAAGTTGTGCGGCGAGAACCGCCCCCGAAGCGTTTCCTGCTTGGGAGCAAACAGCACCTGGCTGTTGCGGTCGTCGCCGGCCTCGATCTCCACGACCAGCGCCGGACGGTTGACGAACCGCCCCGTCTTTTCCATCACCTCGTCTGCCACAGAATTTCTCCAGGAGTGTAATGTTTGACCCCGGTTACGACCCCGTGGTCGTCGGCGGGAACGTGGGCGGGAAGGCAGGTGCTGTTGGCGCGGGAGCCGCAGCAGCGCCACCGAACAGGCTCTGGAGCCAGGTGAGAATCGCCGGACCCAGCGTGCCTCCCAGCGGGCCTTTCGCGGGAACGGTGGGCGCTCCCGGAACGCCCGGAACAGCCGGGGCGGAAGGCGTCAGCGGGGTTGCCAGGATTTTGCCGAAGATACCGGCGAACATGCCGCCGAGGCCGGACAGGATTTGCGTCCACGGAAGTCCGCTGAGAACGTTGCCGAGGACTTCGTGCGGCTGGTGCGAGTCACCCATCAGACCGGAGATCGGCGAGCCTTCCTGGTAGACACCGAGCCAGGTCAGTCGGTTGACGGTGCCCTGCGCCGTGATGTTGTCCACGAAAAACAGGATCGGCTCGTTCATGCGGTAGGCAGCCACCAGGCCGTTGCCCGTGAGGTTGCTGATCGTGACAGCCGTCGAAGCCGTCATCGCGTAGTTGGCATGTACCAGGCCGGTTTCCGGGCTGACGTCCGTCTTGATGCCGTAGAAGAACACTTTGTCGCCGACCGCGAACGCAACCGGCACGTTGGCCGTCAGCGTGATCGCCAGGGTGGAGACAGACGAGACCTGTACCGCGTAGTACAGTTTCGTGGCCGCCGACTGAATGATGAGCCAGTCGTTTGCCGAGATGAGATTGGCACCCGTCGCCAACCCAGCGCCGGGGTCAGCAGCGAGGTTGATGACAGCCTGACTCAGGGCTGCCGCCAACGAAATGGTGGTCCGTCCCAGCGCCCGCATCAGGTATGCGGTGTGAGCCGTCGCCCCGGCGGTGTAGATGAACGAGTCCATGCAAGCCAGAAGCCCCGGCTTGGACGGAATCGGGATGGTGTACGGTGTTCCAGCGGTATTCAGCGCCTGGGCACCCGTTCCATCGAAGTAGTCGATCTGTCGCATGAGGTCGCCTCTCCGGTCGTCTGTATTGGATCGGCGGGGTCAAACATTACACCCCGCGCGGTTGTTGTTGCCGGATCGACCGGGTTAGCTTTCCAAGTCGTTCAAATACGACATGCTACCGGCAAGCGTAAGCTGCCCGCCGTACCGCATACGCACGGAGATCAGGGTTTCGTCGAGCAGCACGAGAGTCTGCCCTTCGCGAGTCACCTTGACCTGGGTTCCGAGACGCCGGTACATCTTGTAGTAGGCGAGGTTGACGAAGGCGAGTTGGTTGTTCGGGATGCCCGTGTAGATCTTGTACGGGAAGCCCAGAGCGGTGTAGTCGCCGTAGTTCTCGCCGAACACGCGACCGTTGTACGCCGTCCCGATGGGGATACCACGGATGCGGCGGTACGTCGTTTCGTTGCCGATGTAGACGTTGGAGTTCCCGCCCATGCTGGTTCGGAACGCCTTCACGACGCCGAACATCGTGCCTTCGAGATCGCCCACGGTGACGGGGCCGGTCGCGCTGTTGGCGGACTGCACAGCAGTGATGCCGCTGGTGTTGAATACGCCGAGCGGTTGCGTCGAACCGTCTCCGACCGCGATCACCATATCCAGCCAGTTTTGAGCGGCTTCGCCGTAGTTGGCGATGATGCGACCGCCGAGGTTGGCGACCGGCGTATCCTCCTGGATGTCGTTTCCGATCTGCATGGAACCCACAGCGGCGTACACCGTCGTGTCGAGCGCCGAGATGAACCCCGTCGTGGTGAACAACGGGATGTTCGTGCCGTCCGCGATGCCCGAAGTGAACGTGGGTCGAGACATGATCGGCGCTTCGATGCGGCGACCCTGTACGATGTCTTCGACCATGATGTACGGGAACAGTTCCCCGTACAGCAGCGGGATCTGGATGATCGCGTCGTCGAAGACCTGCGGCACCAGCGTGATGCCGCCGGAGGTCGAGTCGTCGAGCAGTGCCTTCCGGGACACGTCGGTCAACTTGGAGTTGATGACGCCATACCCCTCGTCGCCGCCGACGTTGCCGCACCAGGCGTAGTCGTGGATGGCGTCCCGGATCAGTTCGTGATCGATGTCGGTCATCTTCACGCGCTGCGTGTACTGACCGGGGCTGTTGCAGGCCAGGCTCCACTTGAAGAAGGCACCGCAGACCGCCTTCTCCTGTTCGGAGATGCTGTCGAGCGGACGACCCATGCCCGGACCTTGCAGGCTGGGGGCCGTGAGTCGCTTGCCGCGAAGGCCGACGAGTTTGGAGTCCGCCCCCCAGTACATCGCGGACTTCGTGTTGTCGAAGCGAGCGGTGGCCTTCGTCACCTCTGCGCCGCGACCGCTCAACCACGCCGCCTGAGCGTTGCGGTTGAACATCTTGGTCGGCGTGGGGGCGTCTCCACCCAGGCCGAACTTCGCCATCTCGGCCCCGAACGATTTCTTGAAGGCAACCTCGAACTCGCTGGGTGCCGGAACCGTGGGGGCGGGGGCGGGGATCGTGCCGCCTGCCGCCTTGGTCAGGGTCGCCATCTGCGCCAGGAACGGGGCGAGAGCCTCGTTGACGGCGGTCGCGACGAGCGACTTCGCGCCGGTCGCTGGAGGTGCGTTGAGTTCGCCGATCTTGGCGACGGTCAGTTCGCCGGCGATCATCTTCTGCGCTACCACCGCTTTTGCCGTAGGGTCGTCGGCGTCAGCGACGAGCCACCCTTTAGCTACGAGGTAGGATCGGAGGTTTCCCGAAATATCCACTTGTATTCATGCCCCCTGTGGGTTGTTCGTTGCGTCTCTCAGACGGCGGTCAATTCGGATACCAGGAGGGCATCCTCGGCGGCAGCCAGTTCCTCGCGAAGGGCGGCAATCGACCCGGCATCGATGGTTTCGCCCTTGCGGATCATGTCGCACAGATCGGCAGCGGCGTTGTCAGCGCCGTATTCCTTGGAACCGTTGATGATGGCGTTGACGACATCGACCGCCGAGCGAGCAGCCACACGAGTCGGTTCCTTGAGTTCGGGCGATGCGTGAACCGCCTTCATCAGCGACTTGACTTTCTTGAGTTTGGCGAGGGTGAATTTGGCGACCTTGGTGCCGAAATCCTTCTTGTCGCGGAGCAATTGCATCGACAGCGAGTGGGCGTTCTCGGCGAAGGCGCGGGTGGGCGGACTCAGTTCCTCGGCGACCTTGACGTACCCGATCATCGTCTTGGCCTTGCCGAGCTTGAGCAGTTGCATCTTCGACATCTTGGTCTGAAGCAGGTCCGTCACCATCGACTTGAGCGACGGCGCGAGTTTGGACTTCTCCGGTTCGGTCTCTTCGCCCTCGATTTTCACCGAGAGTTCGACGGCAGTCGGCGTCCCGGTGAAAGTCGGTTCTTCCCCGACCATCTTCCACTCGCAGCGGTAGAACGCTGCTCCGCCATCTCCATCGCCGCTGATCGTCGCGACGATGGCCGAATCCTCGAACGTCCCCAGGACGCACACTGAGGCGTACTCTTTGAGGCGGACGCCATTTCCCATCAGGAATTCTTTGGCATCTTCCTCGAGTTCTTCGGCGACCCACTCCCAGGACTTGCTGAGTCTGACACCGATCCAGAACTGGCCGTCGTAACCCATACGGGCCGGAATACCGAGATCCTTGGTGGCGGGGAATCGCGGCGCGACAGTCTGAACCAACGTGGTCTTGGTGCCGCCGCACTCGCAGGACTTGGTGGCCGGTGGGGTGAATCCGCCGACGACCTGAGTTGCGAGCGACTTCTTGAGGTGTTCGCCCCATGCCTTATTGACCGCGTGTTTCAGTTTGCCGCGCGACCACAGAGTGACGACGGCATCGGCGTTACTGGGGATGGGCACCAGAGACGACTCGTACACGTCATATTCGAGGATGTTGCAGCCCGACTTGCCCTGGCGTTCGGAGAGTTTCTTGGCTCGGAATCCGTGCGAGGTCCGCAGCGCGCCGAACTCGAGTAGAGTTGCGGCATCGTTGCCCATCGCGGTATCGACGATGGAGTTCTTGATCTTGATGATCGAGTCGGAACGGTGGACCATGTTCACCATTTTCCCGATCGGCCAGATCGGGTTGTGGTGGTAGAGCAGTGGCATCTTCTCGTCGATGTTCGCGCCTTTGGGGTGCATCACGTCTTCGTCGCGGTCCTCGGAAATCGAAGTCAACACGGTGACGTAATCCATGCACGCGCCGGGCGTCAGATCGGCAAGATGGTCGGCGTCCCCGAACGCCAGATTGACGCCCTTGCCACCCAGGATGAAAGCGCTGGGGTCGGTGTAGACGGTGGCCTGTTGTGCTGTCTTGACAGCGGACATCCACTGTTCGGCGGTGGCGTCCTGGTGGAGCGACAGATCGCAGGCGGCGTCATCCAGGCATGGAATCACCATCGACAGGTAGTCCGAGGCAAGCCCCAAACTGCCGGACTTCACGCCCTGTTTGCGCCGTTCGAGGAGTTTCTGAAGGAGTGGGTCCATCGCGTCCCCTGAAAACGAAAAAGGCTCGGCAGAGATTCCTCGAGGAATCTCCGCCGAGCCGATCGGTGTCCGTCGCGCCCTGGGGTCAAATGTTTGACCCCGACTGTCTACTTCAAGTCACTGTACGCCGTAAGTCAAGTCGGGTCAACGCCAGAACCGGGTAAATTACCCGTCTTACCAGGTTTGATGACGTTTTGGCCGCCAACCGTAGCGTAGTTCAGTCGGCCATCCTTCCAGTTTATCAAAACCGTCATGTCGCCGTGCGACTGGTGAACGACCCGCAAACCGCACTCGTGCCTGATCCAGTCGATAATTTTTTCGACTGCCTCCGACGCCTCGGCGGCGCGACCTTTGAGCGATTCGTTAGGCCGCGCTGGCATCACCACCTACTCCATGATCGGTGAGGAGGTTGTTGCCCGGTACAGGAGGCGATCCGACCGGACCTGTCGGTTTTGGACGTGCGTTGTACTGTTGGACGAACGGGTTGACTTCGTTGTCCCCGTCCGCCTCGACGACAACTGGGATCAGTTCGGGTCGAATCCAGGCCACGTTGCCGCCCGCAATCGGTGGCAGCCCTAATGTGAAATTCCGCAGGAAGTTAACATCGACAGCGCCAGCATTGTATAGCGCCAGCACTTGTTTGAAGTCGAGTTCGGCGTCGGTTGTTGTCGCCGGCTCGATGAAGATAAGCAACCTTTCGCCCTTCTTGGCGAACTTGGGGCCGAGCCACGCCGTCAGCGATTCGGATATCAGCGCAATGATCGGGTTCACAGTTCCGTTGACGAAATGTTCATCTGCGACTAACGAGGAAGCGCGATTCGCATTTTCTAGCTGGCCCATGATTACCGGAGAGACCCCGAGTCCCTGCGAGATCCGCTCCTTGGTGATCTTGCCGGATTCGCCGTAAGCCATCTCGGCGTTCGAGTTGGTAGCGCGAACGGCGTCCTCGATCAATCCGTCGATAATCATGGGTTCGTCGTGGCGCGCGACTCCCCGGTAATGAGCTTTGATCGTGTGGATCAGTTGCGCCCGCTGAATGTCATTCAGAACGGGACGTTGACCCAATCCGCCGGTTGCCACATCGGGCAACCGTCCAACTTTGAGCAGCCATCCGGGATGAATGCCGTTGGCGAATCCTTTGCGTTGGGCTTCCTGAATGCACTCGTCGGTGACGACGGCTTTGTCGATGGCCTGCATCGGGGAGAAACTGCCGAGCGGGTCGGTGAAGTCGGGATAGTGGAAGTAGACGATTTCGTCACCGGCGATGCGTTCGATAGCCCCGATGTGGGGAGTCGTTACCATCCACTCGATGAAGAGTTTGTCGTCGGAGTGAACGGGAGTCATCCATGCAGACGGGATCGGCCACACCTCGTACTCGCGGTCGTCGTCTTCGGTCGGCGTTCGCTTCTTTACCCACCAAAACGCCTTTCCGGTGATCTGAAGCGACACTACCGTGACGTACATGAGCGCCCACTTGACCATCACCTGGTTGGGTGAGTTCAGCGCGTCGAGCAGCGGGTGGCTGGAAACGACCTCGGCACCGAAGCCTTGCTCGAAGTGCTTCATCGAGTTTGGCAGCAATGCCTTCTGGTAGAGTTGGCCCTTCTTCGGCTTGCTCTTGGTTTTGGGAACCTTGGCAATGCGGATCGACTGCCCCGCAATGCGGTAAGCGGTCGGTCGAACGGCTGCGTGAACCCAGCCCTTGAAGTGCTGAACCTGAACGGCAGTGTGTCCGGCGGTCTGGTTGCCGGGCATCGAGATCAGGTTGTTGGGATTACCGAGAAGAGCGGGCATCGAGGCAACCGGGCGACGGCCACCGTTGTCGGTCGCGCGGGTTAGCATTTGCGACGACCGTTGCCGCGCTCCTTTCAGCGATTCCTCGAGGACACTTTTAATGGAACACCGCCGTTCTGTCGAAGTAAAAAGCGAGGATTGCGATTAAGCTAAAGGGTCGTCCAGGCTCATTCGTGTCCCAGCGGTCTATTACCCGCAGCCTCCGAACCGACTTTTCGTCGTGCCCCAGATCCTCCAGGCCGCCGAACGATACGGTGATCGACTCGCACGATTTCGAGTCTACCGTTTCGCAGAGCATGGGAACCGGATTCGAGCCGGCGACTCATTCCCTGGATTTTGGCCCCACTTATTATGGATGGGTTTTTACCCCTACCGCCTCACTTCTACTTCTTCTTGAGCCAGTCCGAGATCCACCCGTGCGGCAGCGTGGCGTCCTTCTGGACAGCGCCGAAGTGGACATCAGCGAGTTGGACGCCCTTGTCATCGACGCCGAGCAGCGAGGTATTAACAAGTCGTCCGCCGATCAGTTTGTCGAGCAGATCGGTGGATGCCCTCTCCTTGCCGACCACGCCCTTAAGGCGGACCCGAACGGGAACGAGGTACGCAGCCTCGAAGGTTTCGCCATCGATCACCTTGAGAACGAGGAGAGTCTGGAGTCCCTGCACGGGGCGTTGCCAGACATATAAGGTTCCTTCGCCGGGAATGTCGCGTTTGTCGGCGACGACTGCGGCTTTCGGATCGGCGACGGGACGGGGGCGAACCACGGGGTCTTTCGGTTTGGGAGCCTGACCGATTGTATGCGGAAGCACGCAAAGGACGCCAAAGAAGCCAAAGAATACGAACAACCCGAATGCCACCACGATTCGATCTTTCACAGCGTGACTCCTATGTGGGGTTCT